AAAGAAATTGAAGATGAAAATTATATTAAACAGCTATTGGAAGAAACGAATGATATTTTAACTAAGACTATTTCAGTTCAGTCTGTATAGACAATGAACAAGGAATATAAAAGCAACCACAAAATTTAAATTAGGAGGAAATTTATATGGAAGAGATTAAAAAATTGTTAGAGACACAGAAGGATATGTTGGGAACTATATCTAGTTCTGTAATGTCTTTAAGTGATGCACAGAAAAATCTGGATACTAGACTTAAAGACCTTGAAGAAAGAACAGCACCACGTAGGGTAATCCCCAGAATGCCTGGTCTAGAAGATGAAGCAAAATCCTTTTCACTTACTAGAGCTATAAATGCTATAGTAACTGGTGACTGGTCTAGTGCTGGGTTTGAAAGAGAAGTTTTTGACCAGACTAAGAAAAGGGCAGCATCAACAAATGATGACTCAAATCTTGGGTATTTTGTTCCCAATGAAGTATTGCCTGGTTTTATAGAACTGCTTACAGCAGAATCTGTTGTAAACCAGATGGGGGCAACAGTACTGAGTAATCTTTCTGGTGTTCCTGTTGAAATTCCGAAACAGACTGGTGGAGCAACTGCTTACTGGGTAGAAGAAAATGCTTCTATTACAGATTCAGATTTGTCTGCTGGTCAGCTTGCATTAACCCCTAAAGCAGTAGCAGCTATGGTAAAAATGTCCAATAGACTGCTTAGACTTTCTAACCCCTCAGTAGAAGCTATGGTTAGAAGTGATATTGCTAGAGTTATTGCTTTGGCAATTGATTTAGCTGCTTTAAGAGGCACTGGTGTTGCAGGACAGCCTATAGGTATTGCAAATACAGCTAGCATTAATACTGTTGCTATAGGTACAGATGGTGGAGCCCCTACATTTGACCACCTCTATGATATGCAGTATGAACTTCAGTATGATAATGCATATAGAGGAAATCTTGGTTATATTTTCCACCCTGCAACTAGAAGGAGATTGGTAAAAACTAAAGTAGCTCAGTATTCTACGGATACTGGTGGTGATTATATAATCCAGCCTATGACATCTGAATCTGCACTGGTTGGCTGGATGGGTCATCCCTATAAAATGACTACACAGATTCCTATAAACCTGACAAAAGGTTCTTCAACAAACTGTACTGAAATTTATTTTGCTAACTGGTCAGAGTTGATTATAGGTCAGTGGGGTGGTTTGGAAATTATGGCATCCAGAGAAACATCTGATGCATTTGCAAAGAACCAGACCTGGGTTAGAATCATACAGGATGTGGATGTAGCAGTTAGACACCCTGAATCATTCTGTTTGATTAATGATGCAACAATTGCTTAAAAATTATATAGGGGGGGATTTCCCCCCTATTACAAAATTAATAGGAGGAAATGTATGAAAAGAGATTTAGGAGATACAATAAATAGCTTCCTTTCTATTGCACCCCAGACTGTAGGTGCTGGTTCTACCGAATCTACGGTGAATGGTACAGGTGCAGATAGATTAGGATATGAATCAGCAGTTTTTGTGTTTGGAAACTGCCAGCCTCTGGGTACACCGCTCGGTGTTACTGTTACATGTAAAGTTCAGGATTCTAGTGATAATATTACATATACAGATGTAACTGGAGCATCCAGCACACACAATGTAACTAATACCTATACTGAAACTGAAATTGCTGTTGACCTTAAACCACAGGCTAGATATGTTAGGGGTGTTGTAACAGTACAGTTTAATGGTGGAACTGGGCCTTATGTTATAGTTGACGCTCATGGTATTCTGGGTTCAGCAAAAACATATCCAGTGTAATAGAAGTATTTAAAACAGTATAAGGGGGAGATGTATGGCTACTGTTAGAAATGGATATGTAGTGTTTTGTGGAATTAACAAATATGAGGCGGGGGAAGAAATCCCCGCCCCCTTCTTAAAGAAGGTTTTAGAAACTCAATCTTGGAAGGTGGAAAATGGGAAACAAAAAGAAAGCAAAGAAACCAAAGAAACAGCAGCAAGTACCAGTAACGGGGAAAAAGAAGAAATAGTGGATATTACTGTTAATAGGATGATTAAATCTACTGAAGTTAAAAAGAAAGGTAAATAATGTCCTCATTAATGTTGGTATCATTAAGTGAAGTTAAAGCTTTTCTTGATATTACTGTTACAGACTATGATTCTTTGATAAATACACTTATTCAAAATGTGTCTGATAGGATACAGACATTTTTAAATAGGCAGTTATTAAAAGAACAGAGAACACAGTATTTTACTACAGGAAGAAGAAAGTACTATGTCAGTGGTTATCCTGTGGATAATACTGCTACTATAACAGTTGTTGTTGATACTAGTGCTCAAACTGTTAATGATGATTATTATTTGTGGGCTGATGAAGGTTTATTTGAATTTGATTATACTACAACCTTTACACAGCCTAAAGAAATGTATATTACATATACAGGTGGGTATACAGGTTCTTTGACAATGGTTGGTGGTAAGACAACTTATGTATTATCTGTACCAGATGCTATAGGTTATGCCTGTTTATTGCAGGTGGCTTTTGTATTTAGGCGTAGAAAAGATATAGGATTGACATCTATATCTCTGCCTGATGGTTCAGTTAGTACACTATATGCTGGAGATTTACTTCCAGAAGTTAAGAATATTTTACGGATGTATAGAAAATCACCAATGGACTATTAATATGGCTATAGCACCTAATGTAAGACTAGAATTTAAACTTGGTGAAAGACCAAAATTTGACTTACCTAAGAAGGTATCTGGTCTTACTAGGCATGTCAATGATTATGTATATAATCACATTGATAGTGATTTACGAAGGATTAGAAAAAAGGTTGTAAATCATATTTATTCTTATATAAAGAATCCTGGAAGACCAAGAAGATTAGATAGAGCCACATTTGATTTTAAAGAAAGGGTTAATCAGTATAGTTCTAACTATGGCATTTATTTTAATTATATTTATGCTCCACATTTAGCTACTATAATTGGTGATAGGGATGTCCTGGTAAGACCTAGGGGACATAAATATTTGAAATATTTGACATTACCAAATACTAGAGATGGTGTTAAACCTAATGCTAGAATTAGGGACTATGGTATTACTACTGTAAAGTTTAATCCAGCTAAGTATGGTGGACAGCCATATTGGTATAAAGGGGAATATCCTAAATCTGGTAAACGTTCTCCTAAAGGTACTAGAAGAAATGTTAAACCTAGGGATTGGAGACAAATTCTATTTTGGGCTAAAGAAGAAGTTGTAAGAAAACCTTTTATTAGCACTGAATCAATTAGAGAGGTGATGACAAAAGATTTACAGGATGCTTACCATAAATTAGCTGTAAGAGGAATAACAGATTTCTTTAATAGAAATAAGGTATATGGGATTTATCCATGACTAAAAGACAGTATATATTAAATAAAATTAAAACAGTGATACAAGGTATTTCTAACTTTAAGACTGTAGAAGTTGGAAGTGCTAAGATACCTACTACTGATATTGAGACATCACCACTACCAGCATGTTTTATATATTCAGATAAGGAAACAAAATATCTAGAAGGTGAAAATGCTGTAATTGGTAAAGAAACATGGGAATGGTATGTGGTATTACTAGTTAGGGCTATAGATGCTGATTTAGAAGATTTATTGGATTTAATTCATACAGAAATGTATGCTAACTATAAATTAGGTAATTATGCTGAATGGTCAGAAAGAATGGGTGTAGATTTTTTAACTATTGACCCAACAAAACAAATAGAAGATATGATTATTCCTTATAGGATAATTTATAGACATACCCTTGGGGATATGGAGGTATAATGAGAAAAATATATTATGACACAGGTTCACCAACATTAAGTATTATGGAATTAGGTAAGTTTACTAAAGGTATTCCTAAAGAAGTTACTGATGATGTTATTGCTGATTTGCTAGTTAAACGTGGACAGTTTAAGTATTGGGTAGAACCTGAACCTGAAACTGAATTAATTATAGAGAAACCAAAGAAGAAATTTATAAAGGAGGTATAGCAGATGGCTCAAGCAAGAGGTAGTAATTCAAAATTATTGGTAGGTACAGAAGCAACATTTAAGACAATAGCAAATAGTAATCCGCATGTCCTGCCATTCGTTTCTGAATCATTGAGGTTGTCAAGAAATCTCATAGATTCCCAAACAATCAGGGCAAATAGAAACCCACTAAATCCAGCAAGGGGTAACAAAGATGTAACAGGTGATATAACTGTAGAATTAACTCCATACATGACTAAGATGTTTTATCATGCATTAGGTACATTTACTACATCTGGTACTAGCCCTTATTCACATACATTTGTAGTAAGCAACTTGCCTCCTGGATTGACTGTAGAAAAACAGTTTACAGATTTGGCAACACCTGAATATTTTACATATGCTGGCTGCAAAGTAAACAGTATGAGAATGACATTTGCACCTGAAGGCTTTATTGAAACTGTGTTTTCAATAATAGGTTCAGCACAGACTGTAACAACTTCTGCAAAATTAACTGGTGCATTAGATTATTCTGATGATGCAGTGGGTCAGCAATTTGATGGATTTCAGGCTGCTATTACAGAAGGTGGGTCTACTTTAGGCATAGTTACAAGACTTGAACTGACACTTGAGAACAACCTTGATAACTCAGTTTATGTAATTGACGGTACTGGTGAAAGATACTCACTGCCTGAAGGTTTGGTAAAAGTTTCTGGTACATTGACTGCTTTGTTTGAAAATATGACACTCTACAACAAAGCTATTAACAATCAGGAATCAAGTTTACAGATTACATTAACGCAAGGTAATGGCACAGGTGCAGCATACAATGAAAAAATTGATATATTCATTGATGAACTGTTGTATCAGCCACAAGACCCTGTAGTTAATGGCCCTGCTGGTGTACTTGTAGAACTTCCTTTTATTGGGTATTATAATAATGATACAGAAGCTTCTACACTTAGAATGATTGTATGGAATACACAGACACAAGGTAATATAATGTAACAAGCTCCAAAGGGGGTTGGTGAAAAACCAACTCCCTATTTTTAAAATTAAAAGTCTAAGGGGGACTCAATGAAGTTATCAGAAACAGAATACCTTTATAAAATTGGTGAAGTAGAATATAGGATGAAGCCTTTAGTTCTTGGCCAGATTTCTAGACTTATGAAATTACTTGAAGGTGTGGTATTACCTGAAGATTCTAATGTCTTGAATATGGTTAGTGCTTTTGGTGATAGACTTCCTATGGCATTTGCTATAATTTTTCATATACCAAATATGTCATTGAAGGATAAAGATTTGGAAAAAATAGCAAATGATTTAGAATTTGAACTATCCCCAGAAATGACTATGGAGATAGTGGAAGATTTTTTCGACTGCACCCCAATCTCTTTGTTGGCAGAAAAGATGGGAAAAACAATAGAGAAGATAGGGGAAAAAATGACAATTGGCTCGAAGAAGTCTGTGTCCTCCTCTCCAGTGGAGACATCACAAAACGAGATATAATTATATGGGGATATACACCAGAAGATATTAAACCATATATAGAATATAAACAACGTGATTTGCTTTTTAGGGAAGCTGTTCTAGGATTTTTAGGAGTTGGAGAAAAGGATAATAAACTTGAAGATTACTGTAGGGCTTGTAAAATTAGTAGGGGTATAAAAGT